CTCCTGCTCCTGAAGATGTACCGCTCACCGTCACCACGCCGTTGATCGCCGTGATAGAAGCAGATGCCTTCACCTCGGAGAAGTTTCGGATCACCATCTGATTCTTTGTCGCTTCAAACCAATCATCAACCGCAGAAAACTTGAACGGCTGAACGTGGAAGATGACCTTTGCGGTCTTGAACTTGATCAGACGGTCGAACTCTATGCCGGAGATCTGGTCGAAATAATAGAACTTGTCCGGCTCGTTCGAGAAAATGATCGTGCCTTCCGTGTTGAAATACTCGATCACCTGATCTATGTCGAAATCCCCGAAGAGACCGATCTGCATCGATTTATTATAGGCTTTATATCCGAGTTTATTGACCACATCGCCGTCACGCCCGTCCAATTCCTCGAGCGTTGTCCGCATCTGCGGTTTTGTGATCGGCGGCAGCTCCGAAATGAGCAAGCCTTTGATCAATGTACTCTTTCTTCCGTTTATAATCACATAATTCATCGCTTCACCTTATGAATACGCTAATTGCGTGACCGTCTTGTCAACGAATTTCCCCATTTCCTCATCGTCCATCTCGATCTTCATTTCCGAGAGCGCATCCTTGAACGCCGCCACCATAGACTCGAACGTGTTCACCTCTGTTTGCGCCGGAACGCTCACGTTCTGCATCGCATTTACGCTTCCAAGATCGAATCCCTGCGGCATTGAATCGCCCACGCTTGACCACAGTTTCAGAGGAACGGTCAAGTTTTCCGTCCGAGACATAATATCGGACATCATACCATCGACCGCATTGTTGATCGCATCTTTTTCCGCGCCGAGAAGAGTGTCAGACAGAGATCGGATCATGCCTTCGCTCGACTTCTCCATCTCTTTTGTGACATTTCCCATCTCCTGCTCAAAACCAACGCCGATACCTTCAGCAAGGAAAACGCCGACTTCATCGCGCATACGCTTTGACGGCGATTCTACACCGAAAAAGTCCTTGATTCCGTCCATGACATCGTCCACGAAGCCGCTGATCTTGTCGAGAAGCCAATCTTTCGCGTTGTTGATACCGTTCCAGAGACCAACGATGAGCTGATAGCCGACATCCATGATCCTCGGGATCGCATCGATAAATACCTGAACGATGGAAGTGATCAATTCGGGCAATTTTGAGCAGATCGTGATCGTGATCTGCGGAAGATTTGTAATCAATGCCCCGATAAGAGTCACCCCTGCTTCGATTATCTCCGGCAGATGGTCAAGAAGTCCGTTCACGAGTCCTTCAATGAGTATAGGAAGCGCATCGCAAATGTTCGTGATGATCAGATCCATGTTCTCCGTCAGACTTGTGAGGAGCTGGACTCCTGCATCAATGATGACCGGAATATTTTCAAGGAAAAAGTTTACAATTCCGAGTATGATGTCGGGCAATGCCGCCACCAATTGCGGAAGAGCGTTCAGTAAACCCTGCCCCAATGCCATCAAGAGGTCAATTCCTGCCTGAAGGATCTGCGGAGCGTATGCGATCAACGTCTGGCAGATCTCCGTTATGATAGAAGGGAGCATTGCGATCAATTGCGGCATCGCGCTCTTCAGACCGTTCATCAGATTCAAGATCGCTTCAAGACCGACTCGCAGAACGGCAGGAAGTTGAGCGATCAGAGTGGTCACAAGGGAAGTCACGATCTGCGTTGCCGTTGTAATCAGAGACGGCAGAGCAGAATTGATCCCTACAACTAAACTGTTGATAATATCCGGAGCGACCGCAAGCAGAGTGTCCGCTAGGCTCTGGACGGTAGTCAAAACGTTCGGGATCATGTCAAGGAACTGCTGAATAATTGTGCCGATCGCGCCTTCGATCTGCGCTCCTGCATCCTCTGATCCGATTGCCAATGCGGAGAACGCATTGACAAGATCCGTTATCGCAGGAAGGAACTCACCGACCACGCCGTTCTTCACGCCCTGAATCGTTCCGTTCAACCTCGTGAGAGCATCGTCATAATTCGCAGAAGCGTTGACCGCATCCCTTGACATGACCATGCCGTAATCTTTCGCTTCCTGCATCAATGCTTCGATGCCGTCCGATCCGGAATTGAGAAGCGGTGCAAGCTCCGTGTAGGACTTGCCGAAAATATCATTTGCAAGAGCGTTCCTCTGTGTCACGCTCTCCATATTTGACAGAGCATCGATGGACTCGAGAAGGACTTGCTCCTGCGATTTGAGCGTTCCGTCTGAATTAGTCAGAGAAACACCCAGAGCATCGAACTTGTCCGTTGCTCCATCAACTCCATCCTCTACTCCTGCCAATGCTTCAGAGATGTTTCGCATACCACGAGAGACATCGTCAATGGAACTTCCCGACATCTCCATTGCATACGCAAGCTCCTGATAGGTGTCAGACGAAAGACCGAGCTTCTGACTTTCCTTGTCGATCTCATCACCCAATGCCCCGACTTCGCTCACCGTGTTGACGATGGAAGAGCCGAGATCCGCAAGACCTTTGATGCACGCTTCGATCGCATCTGCTGCCAGATTTGCAAGAATACCCTTCATCACCGTGAAGCCTTCGCTTGCGCTTGATGCGTCCTTTCCTGCCTGATCCGTAGACTTTCCGAGCGTGTCCGTCTCTTTGGATGCGTTCTCCGCTTGCTCGCCCATCTGATCAATTGCGATCGCGGTCTTGTTGATGTTCGTCTCTGCGTTCGCGGTCTTGATCTTCAGATCATTGATCGCTTTGCCCTGCGCTTCGTATGCTCGCTCGCTTTGAGTCAATTCTGCCGAGAGATCCTCGACAACCTTCTGCTGATTTTTGTACTCCTCCGAAGATGTTCCGAGCGTTCTGCCGATCTCATCGAGTTTCGACTTCTCCGTGTCGAGCGTTTCCTCGAGCTTCTTGTTGGCTTCTGCGGTCTGCTCATATTCAGAGATCATTTGAGCAAGCTGCGCTTTTACGTTCGCAAGAGCCGACTTCTGCTGATCGAGAGAGGACATCAGGCTTTCCGATGCCTGAATCATTTCCTCGGTGGACTTCTCTCCGGCATCAAAAGAGGATGAGGTGGCTTTCATTTCGGAAGATACCACCTTCAACTCTTGCGTTATCTGTGAAAGTGCTTTGCGATATTCACTCTCCCCCGAGAGCTTAACGCTACCACCGAAACTCATATCCACTCCTCATCCTTTTGTGATTTGATGTATGCTTCTTTGTATGTCATATTCGCGTTTCTTAAACGCATCTCCAGATCCCAATCGTCCTTGTAATGTCCGTATAACTTGTTAAACATCCACAAGGTCAACCGCCCCGTCTCTTTGAAGGAAAGACCTAGTTTCTTCTTTCCGATAAACCAAAACCACGAGAAATCAATGACGGGATCGTATTCATCGTGGATCACACGTTTTTTTCTTCGCTCTTCGTACTGTCGATCACGGTCTCATTTAACTTCTGCGTTGCGTTCTGAAGTCCGATCTCCGTGATCATCCGTCCGACTTGCTTCAACGTGAGCGGCTTGTCATCCGTTCCGTTCTCTTCGTTGTCGATGTCGATGCCTTCGTTCAGCATCTCCGTGAAGCCATAAATGACCGCCTTTGCGTTCGGCTCTCCGTTGTTGGAAGATCCGTCTGTCATTTTTCCCCACTCATCGACCGATCCGTATTCGTTCTGGATCGCTTGCATCACGTTGAGATTAAAGACCAAGTGATATTCTTTGCCTTTATACTGGAGTTTTCCATTTATATCTTTCATTTAATTTGTCCTCCGCTTATTTAATTGTCAGGCTCTTCTCACTCTGCTTCGTAGATAGCGTAAAGAGTCACGCTTGCCGCCGTCACCTTGTAGGTGTCCGTGATGTCCGGAGTGGTAGCAGACGAACTCGTGTCCCATCCTGCGAATACATATCCGCTCGGAGGAGTGATGCCAGAGCCGTCATCCACGCTGATGATCGCACCGACATAGGTGTCTACACTCGCAACGCTACCCGAGCCGCCGTTCGTGGTCACATCATAAGTCACCGTTGCATCCGTCTGCGCTCCGAAGAAGCTCTCGAGATAGGTCTGCGCTTCAGCGAGCGTGTTGAAAGTCTTTGTTGCCGACCAGCTACCGTCCGCAAGTGCCGCCACAATGCCCTCGATGGTGGAAGTGCCGAACTCAACGCTCTCGCCCTTCGTGGTGTCATCCTGACTCGGCTCTGCGAACTTGACCTTCTTCAAGAACTCGACCTTGTACTTGTAGACACCGTTGACCATCTTCGTGATGATCCGTCCGAGTCCGACATACGGAGCGGTGTCGGTGGATTTTCTGACCATCTCTCCTGCGGTGATCGTATGACCGAGAAGCGTTGCCATGACGGTCTGATCCTCATCGTCAATGCCCATCGTGACCGTTCCGCTCTGGAAGGTCTTGTCGCTCTCTGCAAGTGCATCGTCTGCATACAGAGTCGCATCGTTGTTGGAAATGCTCACGGAGCAGGAGACCGCCTTTGCAGGCTTAACCGCTACGCCGTAGGATGCGCTTCCGTCACTCTCCTCGGTCAGAATACCGAAGAGGAAGTTTCTTAAACCGATCTTTGCCATTTCAATTTTCCTCCTTTGGATATGCAAAGTTAAGTGTCTTATGGTAGTATGCCGTGTCCGTCTCGTACATATCCGCACTCGACCGACTAGGCTGCCATACAAAGTGATTTGCCTTCAGTTTCGCCTTGACCGCTTCCACGATCTTCAGATAGTTTCCTTTGGCGTAGACATCGAAGTCATAGTAGTCAACGTACCCCAGAAGCTCATCATCTCCCGAAAACGATCCATCCGCATCCTGCTGACCATATACCACATAAGGCTCGCCGTGTCCTTCATAGACCAGGTACGAGACGGGGATCGCTACCTCGTCAACCGTGAAATTCGCAAATATTGTTTCAATCAATTCATTCATCACATCACCAATATTGTTCGTTCCACACTCTTGTCATTGCTTCTTCGATATCTTTCATTTTGAACGCTTTTCTCATAAACGGCTTTTTGGGAAACGGAGAAGTTGATCTTCCGTACTCATACATTTGAGCCAAAAATGCAGCCGGAACGCCTAGATTCGTCTTGAACGCTTGTCCTGCTTTGCCGTAATGTTGGAAAAAGTATTGTCTGTTGGGATTGCTGAACGGAATATACCCTCTCACATACACCTTCGCATTTATGCACTGATCTGACGGCGTGATATAAACCTTTGATACTGCAATATGGTTTTTTAGTATGTCAGGACAATCAGATGCCATATACTTCTTTGCAACTTCTGCTCCTGCTATAACCATTTCGCTCAATACATCATCGCATTTGCGGTTTATTGATTCGAATTGCATTATCACATCGGTCGGCAATTCAAGATTAAACTTTGCCATCAATGAGTCACCTCTTTCGCCTGAATCTCGAGGAAAACATCCGCTTCATCCATGTTGTTCAGATACTCGATCGTGTAGGTTTTGCCCTTGAAATCGATCTCCATATCTCTATTGATCCCCGTGTGTGGAAATCTGATGGTGAAATTCGTGTATGCCTTCTCGAAGTCGCTCCCGTTTCGGATCAGCGTGAAGCCTTTGGTGGTTTTGATGTCTGCATACGGCGACAACACAAGAGTCCTTGTCTTTGTCTTAAAGCCTTGAGAATCCTTCCCGATCGTCACGGAGTATATCTCGATTTTATGCTTGAACTTCCCTGCGTTCGTCATAACAGATTCACCGAGTGCATATTCAAGATGGACTCAACCACTTTGTTTGCATTTGAACTGTCTACATAAAGCGTGCGATTATCGTACATATCCTGCACTAATACAAGCACGCAAATGATGATGTCGCGATACGAGTCCAATTCCTGAATTGTTCTCCCCGTGTATTCGGCAACATAAACCTTCGCCACCGTCAAGAGTGTAGACAGTAGGTTGGTGGTGTCTGTGTCTTTCTCCGATATGCGGAGATAGTCATACAGATCATCGGTTGTTATTTGCGATACCGATTGAATGTTCTGCATCTTACGCCTCGTAACTACCCGTAACTCCGAGAATGGTTACATCCTTCTTGATGTTCCCTGCAACAAGGTTTTCGTCTACCACCTGCGCGGTTGCGTATGCGGTAACATCGGTTTCAGCCGTGTCCGTGATGTTGATGTTTCCGGTCGGAGTGATGAGCGTGAACTCCTTTGCTAAACCGTCAGAGATAAACTTTGCTCCGACTTCATCGGAAACCGAAATCACCTGACCTTTTGCAACGGAAATCAGCTCGCCCGTGTCATTGTCACGAACTGTGAAAGGAATAGTTGCTTCAATCTTCATTTTTCTTCCCCTTTCTCTTTGGTTTTGCAACCGCTTCGTGCTTTTCGGTTGACTCATACGGTACGATGTACCCTGCTTTCAGCAGATCATCGGCAAGGGATTGATCGGAAATCTCTCCGATCTTTCCCTTTGCCATGTTGATCTGACCAGAGAAAGAGATCGTTGCTAAATACAGCATATCTCTCGTCTCCTTTCTTGTTTACGATGCCGCCATCGTCAGCTTTGCGATCTTCTGCTGATCCTCGACCGTTGCATCCATCTCGAAGAAGCCGATAACGCCGTCAGCGTGTTCGTCAGCATAACGCTCACGAAGCACCTGAATATTGATGTCTTCGGAGAACTTCGTTGCAAGCCCCTTGAAATCTCCGTAGTAGATAACGTTCTTGCTTGCCGCGATCTCCGGCATATTGTCGGAAACGTACACGGGCTTGCCAAGAAGGGAAGTGCCGAACGGGGTAGACACATCATCGTTCAGGAGATAACGCCCCATCTCGTCCTTGAGGAGACGGAGAGCCGTTCTCGTAGCAGGAGACATGATCCAGATCGCATTGCTCTGATAGATGTCCTTCACCTTGTCATGAAGCTTGATGACCTCGTCTGCGGTGATCGCCGTTGCGCTTGCCGCCGTCACGCCGTTCGTCAGAGCGGACAGACCTTTTACTTTGGTGAGCGGAGCGCTCGGATCAAGAAGCTCCTTCTCGATGAAGCGCGCGATGGAAGTAGCCATCAGATCGATCACATGGTCAACGATGTTGAACTGTGAGTTGTTGATGAGACTTCTGGAAACCTTCACAAGCGCACCAGCAAGGAAGCCCGTCAGAGAGATCGTGGACTTGAACTCACCAACGTGAGAAGCAAGCGCAGAGAACTCCGTAGCGTATGCAACCGTGATGTGATCTTCCGGAGAAGCATCATCATAATACGGGATCGTCAGCGTTCCCTTGACATTATACTTGCTCGATCTCTCAAGCACCGGACAGATGTCATACACCTTCTTGATGATCTTGTTTGCGATCGTTGCCGGTATAACCGCGCCGTTGTCGCCCTTCGTCAGATTCGTGTCGCGCTCGTTCAGCGTTCCGCGAATGTACGCTTCAAATGCTGCTCTCTCCTGCATCTCGTTCATGGATCTCTTTTCCTCCTCACTGGGTTTCTCTTCGGTCGGCTCTTCGTCCGGCTTCGCTTCTGCTTCAGGCATCTCACGGAAGTCATCATCAAGTCCGAGTGCTTTCTTGATCGCCTTGACATCATCGCGGATCTCCGTGATCTCTGCCATCTCATCCTCGGTCAGCTCGCGCTCTTCCTTCTTCGCGGTAGCCGCGATGGACTCTGCACGAGTGATCAGATCGTTCTTCTTCTCTTCCTTTGCTTTTCTTTCCGCATCGGTAAACAGTTTCGACATGGTTTTTTCCTCCTTTTAGTTTTTCATGTCAGCGATGAGTCTGTCGACTTCATCATAATTCACTTTATTTTCCACAACCTCCGGCTCTTCCTTTGGCTGATCAGAAACTTCCTCGACCTGACGGATCTGCATCGCATCCTCGAACGTGTCGCCGTAAAATACAGACTTTTCATCAGATCTCACACACACAAGCGTTCCGTCATACGCAGGGATCGCTCTCTTGTCGAGTAGAGATACCTCTTCGAGATCCAAGTCTTTCACATCGCGGAGCGGAAGTCCGCTCTCATCGAGCTTCATGTCGACATCGCGGTCATAGAATCCGAAAGACCATCCAACAAGATCACCACGCTTCGCCGTCTCGACCACTTCCGGATCGGTGATCGTTGCTCTTGCCCGAAGTCCGATGTTGTCCTCTTCAAGCTCGAGATTGCCCTGCTTCTGTGATCCGAGAAGTTTGTCGGGATCATGGTTGAGCAGGATCTTCACATCATCGTTTCGCTTCAGAGCCTTGCCGAACGCACCCTTGCAGATCCGCTCTATGAATTGCCCCATCCGAGACCAGAGCGGTTTGCTACGGCGTTCCACCGCATTGACATATCCCTCGATCTCGACCTTGTCGCCTTTGATCCTGATCTCCATTATGCCGCCCCTCCGACTTTCTGCCATGCTGCGCCGTCCCAATAATAGGTATCGTTCGTGTCTAACTCATGGAACTTGCTATTGACTCCGATCCCCTCTTCCGGTTTCGTGTCCTCGGATGTTCCTTCAAGCTCGACATAATCCGTTCCGTGGCATAATCTGTCTGTGATCATCGTTTTACCTCCTTTATGCGTCAGCGGAATTTCCGCTCTCGTCAAATTCTTTTGCAAGCTCATGACCTTCGAGCATCTCTTCGGTCTTTTGCTCCTCTTCCTCTGCTGCCGGATCTCCAATATCTCCGATCGTGTCCGTGTTCGGCGTGTAGTATATATGCTTGTCTACATCATAAAGCACCGCGCCGAGACCGACATTGATCACATCGAGACCGTCAATGTATTGCATATTCTCTGCTCTGCGGATCTCATTGAGTGTCATGAAGCCCGTTTCCTTTGCCAACTTGTATGCTTCATAGCGTTCTTTGATGTTGACTCGGACGATCTCCTTCACATCGAACTCAAAGAAGTGATTTTTCTTTTCCTTTTCCAGAAGCAGATCACGATTCAGAGCCGTCTCGAACGCTTTGATGATCGGATAAATCGCTTCCTTGAAGGTGCGCTCGAAATCGTTCGGGAAGATGTGGAAAAGCGCATTGATCTCGTCCGTCAAGGTCTTTTTGCTTTCGTTCATCTGTGTTTCAACCGCGCTATTCGATGCTTCCTGAAACTCTACGCCGTTATTCAGGACAACCACGTTCTCGGAGTTGTTTGAATACAGATTTTTCCACGCCCTTTTCAATGCCGTGATCTCATCGTTCGCAAGTTTGTGATTCGATTTTAAGAATCCGCGCTTGTTGCCGCCGATGGAGACCATCCCCAATTGATAGAGCAAAGTCTGATATGCCGTCTCGAGTGCTTTGGAGACCTCAACGGTCAGACCGACTCCAGATGCGCCGTCTTTTGTATTCCGCAGGAGCTTCAAGAAGTCATACGGCTGAAATGTGCCGACATTTTTCTCCGATCCCTTGTTATCGTAGCCGCCTACAAAGATCTGATACTGTTTGAAGATCGGCTCATAGACCTTCATGATCGTGATGTATCTGTCCTCGACATAATAGAGACCGCTCACATCGTTCCGAAACTTCTGGATGTAACAATAGCCGCCCTTACCCAATAGGTAATCTGTGACCATTGCCTTTTTCATTTGAAAGGCATCGAGAGTGTCTCTCGTGTCGCCGTTCAGAAGCACCACTCTCGGATCATCGCTCTTTTCTTCGACCTTTCCGTCTTTCACTTTGTAGAGCTTGACGGGCATCGATGCGACCGTGTTGGAAATGAAGTCAACCGCTCCATTGACCACCGGAAGAGTCATCACCTTTTCCCTTGTGATCGTCTCGGAGTTGATGAGTGCGTTCAGAAGCACATCGTCAACGATCGGCTCTTCCACCTTCGGCTCTTCTCTTTTGTTGAAAAAATCAAACAATCCCATCTCTGCTCCTAAAATGTCTGCACAAAGAAGTCGCTTCCGAAGATCACATCCTGCTGGAGTAGGTAGATCGCATTTATCAACCCGACTACCATGTCAACCTTGCCTTTCGACTTCTTCTTGTTGACATACAAGTTTTTGTTGTTATCGTGAACGCATCTCGCGTTCTGGAAGTTTATCTCGAGCATTGCGTTCGGCTCATACATGAACTCCTTGCTCAAGATCTTCTCTTTCAAGAGCTTTGTCGGTGGATGCAGGACGGATGAGTGTTGTCTGATCTCCACCGTGTTCAACCCTGCTCCTTCGAGTTTCTGTGCCGTTGAGAGTGCGTTCCAACGGTCATATCCGACCGCTTGTATCTGCACGCCCATCTTCTCCTCAAGTGAGAGGATGAAACTCTCGATCGATCCGTAATCGATCACGCGATCTCCGCACGCGATCACCTTGCCGTGTGCCATAAGGTCTCTGTAATTGACCTTCTCGCTTGCCGTTTTCTCCTCGATCCTATCTTCCGGAATAAACGCATACGAGTCAGCAAGGATTCTGTTTTCATCATCGACCGCCACGATGCCGACCGATGTGTTATCGTTTGACTCTGACAAGTCGAGTCCTACATAAACCACTCTCCCCGTCCAATCGATCTTTGCGACCTTGCACTCCTGCACATCCTTGACATCAACGAACGTTTCCGTTCCTGCGCCCTGATATATGATGTTGCAATGCTTGCAGACGAAGTTTTCTCTGTTGCTCTCGATCGCTATGGCTTTCGCCCGTTTCTTCAGCAAGTCCTCCCATATCTGCTCGTTTTCAAGAGCAACGGGATTCGCTTGCTTCAGGATCAGATCGTCCGTCTCCCATCCTTTGACCTTGTCTGGCTCATACAGCAGGGAGAAGATCGTCTCGTCCTTCTCCAACCCGTCAAGCACCTTCTTTGCATAGGCGACTTCCGTCTCGAACGGATTGTCTATTGTCGGGTACTTTGTCGAAATGATAAACCCGAGCTTGTTGAGGATGTTCAACTGTCCGCTTCGCATTGCTTCGATCGGATATGCGATCGGCAACGCCCCGACCTCGTCCGCAATGAAGGCGTTCGGCAGCTTTCCGTCCATCCTGCTTGTCGAGTATGACAACGGGATGTACTGTGTCTGCGTTGGCTTGAACATGATGTAATCACGCAAGACCTTGAAACGCTTGCCGCCCTTGTGTTCGTAGACCAGGGGCGATGACCTTATCGTCTCCGCAATGGCTTCACGGATCTCTCTTGAGAGTGATCCGTCCGGTGCTACTGAGTAAAACTTCGAGAACTGCGGCTCGGTCAAAAACAATATGATGAAGATCGTTGCGATCGTGTATGTCTTAAAGTTTTTGCGGCAGATCTCAAGCACTCCCGTTTCATATCTCCGCTTTTTCGGATTTTCACGATGCACTACGCAGAGGATCGCGGTGTAAAATAACCATTGATATCCCGTTGTGCAATCGTAGAGTGCGCTTCCTGCTCTCAAGCCTTTCGGCATCACCAAGAGCTTCAGGATGTTCTCGATCTGTTTGACCTTCTGGTCGCTAACGATGTATTTTTTGTCTTTCCCTTCACAAATACGCATGAAGTCGCGCATTTGTGCTTTAACATACTTCGGCGTTGTCTTTGCTTTAACAGAAACCTTGCAAAAATCGTAGGCTTTACTTGCCATCATCCTCACCGTTGATCATTTCCATCAGCGGATCGGTCTCTTCGGCTTCAAGATCGGCATTGAAGTTTTTCAAAATCCTCATAAGTGTTGCAACCGTCTTGTTCGCGGAG